GACTTCATCATTGTCTGCAAGACCACTCAACTCATCATAGAAATCTGAAACTCTAGTCCAAATCTCGTCAGCTACAATTACTTGTATAGAAACATTCTCATCAAGTAGAAAATCATCGTAGCCATAATCCTCTTGAGGAAGTATCAATTCACCGTCAATAAGATCATCACCATTATATGTTCCAAGAGAGGTCACCTCTCCCTGTCTAACAGGTAAATCGAATGTGTAGGGCAAGGAACCTGCACTAATAGACCAACTTTGAGTGGTACAAAATTTGATAGGAGTACCTTGAGAATCTTCCGTTTCTGATGTTATTTGATGCCAAGCAGGAATAGATAGAATATCTCCTTCAAAAAGTTCTGCTGAAACAGTTACAGATAATGTTGATTGTGATGCAAGGTAGCCCTTTGGGTCATAGCCCATAAGAGTTGCAAGTCTGTGAACATTCTCATAAATGTCAGCAGTATCAATATATACATTTTTAGCAATCTTGTTTATGAAGAATGTTGATAATTCTCCAAGATATGCCATCAATTCTATAAGAATTGTTATATTTGCGCCCTCATAGTCGTAATCTGCAAACACATCGCTATTAGCTAACTGTGTCCTCATCCTTGAGACTAGGGTCGTAAAATCTACATTTAAATAGTCTGGTCTTAGTGTTGCCATAGTTTTATCCCTGTTTTAAAATAAAGTTTACTGTTTGTATTCTTCTTGAGGTTTTAAGTCTAAAATCAAGTGTTATCTCATAATAACCCTTATCAAAATTTTGATTAACATTTAAAATCTCAACGATAACTCTGTCATCCCATAATTCAATAGCACCAAAAATTCTATTACCAATTTCTCGCGCAGTTGTATCATCCATTGGCTCAAAGAGTATGTCCATCAGATTAACCGCAAACTCTGGAAGCATTCTTCTGCTCCCCTGTCTAGTATTTATTATATTAATTAGCGAATTTTCAATAGCATCTTCTTCTAAATCTCTCGTAATGTCACCATCTTGTTGAATTTTTAAACCCGCATCAAAATCACTATAAATTGCCATTATTTACCCCTTATGTGGCGTAATTACTCATAGGAGCAATCATACCATCATATTTTTCATAATCATTTTGCACAACACCTCTTGCTACATACAAATTACTTAATCTCCCTACAATTCCATAAGTACCGTCTAAGCCAACTGTCTGTGTTAAAAAATTATCTAGAAAAACCCAATCATCCATATAACCTTGAATAGTTGCATCACTATCCCAAAAAGGACCAGAAGGTGCATAAGCTTTAAGATACACGCCATCTAAACTCGCTGCACATATAGCAGCATCAAGAACAACAAGAGTATTGGGAGTATGTGCCGGGTCTTGGTCATCCGAACCTGAGATTGTTGTGCTCGCAGAAAAGGTACCAGAATTTGTAACTAATATATTCAATCCTGCTGTAAATGTTGACGTTTGATCTCCATCAACAATAAATGAAGTGGTTGATATATATGTCAAACCCGCTACAGATACTTCGTCATAACCTGACCATTCATTAAGAGCTCCTGTACCAGAGACACCAAAATTTCCGTAAGTATAGAAATATTCTGCTTTAGCTGGTACAACAGCCGCCTCCAAATCAGACTCTATCTCATCTTCAGCATAACCTATAGCCTGCCACTGTTCAGTTAATTCTTGAATCAGTATGTCAATCTTAACTAACGAACCACTAAGATTCGTAGCAGTTTCGGTAAAATCAATTACCATTTGGCCTAATTTATCTGAGCTTTCTGACATTATACCCCCGCATAAACACTTCCTGCTCCGCCTATAACTTGTCCACTATAAATACCGGAAAAATTACTTGTTATAGTACCAGCCCCGAGTCCATTTACAAAAACTAATGAAGAACCTGAAATTATTATACCTGTATCACCACAAGTTGCAAGAACCGTGCTAGTTACGAAAGCGTTACCTAGTCCTTCTGAAAATACATTTGAAGAACCTGAAATTATTATTCCGTCATACGGATCACTATTATGACCCCCTTGACTACAATTACCAATTGTAGCATCTCCAACTCTAGCGGCACCCAATCCCATTATATCTCCTTAATTTATATTTACTGGAGCTCCTCTAATATTACAAATACCTGTAACAGTTATATTGGCGTTTCCTGCAACAGTTACATTCCAATTACCGGTTATCCCTAATGTATCACCACTTCCAACTGTTACAGTTCTTGAACCCGTAGTGATTAAAGTGTCGGTACCACCAATTGTCACAGTTCTATTACCCGGTGAAATGAGAGTTATATTGCTACTATTATCTATAACAACATCATAACCTGTTGCATGCTTTACATGAAGTCTATTAGCTCCGGGTGTTGAATCAATTTCAATAATATGTCCTGCGTGTGTTTTTAATACTATATTATGTGGGTATGTTCCCTCACCTGTATTAAAATCTACACCTGTTGCATCCGGATAAACACCATCAGGGTCTTTAAACGCCTGTGTTTCTCCTGTAACTGCAGGAGCTGCTGCGGTAGCTACAGTTCCTGGTGCCGAACCAAAATATCTGGGCATCATATGATTTCCACTCTCAAAAAAACAAAAAACATGGCTACCCTGTAGAGGTACAGAGAACAATCCATATCCAGAAATAGAACCCTCAATCAATCCAAGAACTGGTTCAGCCCAAGGTAAATCTTCTGTTGCTATACCTTCTGTTGATGTACCAACAGCACTTGAAGAATGGACTCCGAATATACGAACTCTACATCTACCAGCGGCATTGGGGTCTGCATTATCCTCTACAACACCTCTATAGATACCCTGTAATTTTAAATCAGGTTGTTTTAAATCTGAAGGACTTACTCTCATTATGTCACCGCCCCTAATTGATAAACTTCTGATGCGTCACCGGCCACATTCTTTTTTGTAGCCTTAACTAACTGAAAAGCCTTATTAATATCAACATCAGTATATCCATTTTTCAAGAGAACAAGTTTCTGTAAATATGGTGGATTCTGATGAGCCGACCATTGATGAGTTATAGATTTTACTAAATAAAATCCTTTCATCATTTTATTACCTACTTGAGATTTTACTGATGATGGCCAATCTATCTCTACTAAACCCCCGCAAAATCTATTCTTAATTCTTCCAGGTACAGTAATTTGTACCATCATTTGTTTACTGTATCTCTTTATAAAATCGTTTTGATGAATATTATCTAAAAGTGAAATGTCTGAATCTCCTTCAAGATACGTCTTTGCAAGGGGTGCACTTATATCTGTAAACATAGAATAATTACCTAAAACAACATGCTTTGAAATAGAATCACTGTAAGTATTTGAAGATTCTAGAAAAGTTTTTGTTGATGAATCGAACCCTAGTCTAGTACCTCCTCTTAAAAATCTTTTAGCAGCAGAGTCAAAACCTAATACTTTCCAACCTAATACATTATTATATGACCAGTCGGATTCCGATGTACCCAACCTATAAAGTTCGGTGTCCATAAGCACAGAGGTCATAAGTTTGTCTATAGTAATAAAATTAACACCATTTCTATTATTGAAAAATAGATAACCTCCCTGTTTAGATGTAAATCCCGATGATCTTTCAATTAACCATTTTATTGCATCTTTTGGTCTCCAATAAGGCATATAAAAATTTTCAAGAATCTCATTAGAATCTTCCCACTCACCTAAAGCAGGATCACCCAACATTACTCTAAGAATATCTGCAACAATATCAGAAGTTTTCGTATCGGTCCATGCCCTACTGTATGTATAATGATTTAAATCATAAAGCATCTCCTCTACAAAAAATATCTCAAAAACCTGTTTAGTTCCGGATTCAACCTGTCCCATCTGTTGAATTGTATTAACTTTGTAGATAACAAATTCTATTTCCCGATCTTCATCTTGACCATAAGAAACAATAATTTTTTCATTACCTGTAATAGGACCTAATTCAAAAGCACCGTAAGGGTCAGCAAATTGAAGTTTTCCCGTAATTACTGAAGAAAAAATATCTTCAATAAAATAAAGCATATATAAATCTTTATTATCAAGTATAGCGACACCCGCTTCCAATACTAATTGAACAGAAAGTGTTTGTTCCTGTGGTCTCTTGCTTTTAGATTCAAACGCCATTATAATTCCTGAATATTTTCAATTTCTTTAATTAACTGATAAAGATATTCTTCTCTCAAAATTTTAATATTAGTACCCACTTCTAACTCCTCGAAAGGATTTTGAACTTCATTCATTAATGCTATAACCCACCATAAAAATGGCGTTTCATAATAGTAATAGGAGATATTATCCCACCAGTCATCATTGGCAACTTCATATGTTATATAAAAAACAGTCTCATCAGTAACCTCACTATCTAATTCGTATGAACGCCAAATATTCATATACTTAGTGCCATCTGTGTCTTTCAAAAGATTAAAAAGTTTTAGATAAGAAACATTACTTAATCTTGTTCCTGTTTCTTCATAAAATGTTTTACCTATTCTCGTTACGGTCATTTTATCTCCTTACTTTCCAGCCTGAAATTTTTTCAGAAGTGCGTCCCAATTTTTGCTTTGAGTAATAGCCGAAGATTTAACAGGTTCAAGTCCTTCTGCGGCCTTTTTATATGTACCACGCTGAATTTGTTGTTGAATGGTATTCCAAGCTTTAGCTGTCTTACCTGATAGTGTTCGATAACTAATAGGCTCAATGGCCTCATCAATAGCTTGGGTTGCCCCTCGCTTTATACTGGTACTAATATCTTGATAAGCCTTTGTCGTTAATTGTTTTGCCTTGGCTCTAGCCGCATCAGTAATTTTACCAGTAACACTAGTAACTATTCCAGGAAAACGATTTTTATAATCGTCAATTGCCGCTTGAGCTTTATCAGCAGCATTTTGAATGGTTAGTTTTGCAACAGTTGTAGCAGTTTTAGCAGCTGCATCTACAGTGGAACCTACAGTTATTACTTCTGTTGACTTAAATGTTTTTGCATAAAGAGGAGCTAAATCTAAAAAATTTAACTGTAATTCACACAAAGATGGATAACCACCTCTGTAAGGTCCCTTAAAAGTTGGCTGAACAGCAATAAGAGCCGCGCTCTTTAAATGTATAAATTTTTCAGGTTCAGTATATACTTCAAATATAAAGGGTAAAGTAAAATTAATTAAACTTCCTTCAAGTCTATCAGCACAAGAATATTCCTTTAATTTATTAACAATATCAATTATATCAGCTTTAGGGTTGCCTTCATCAATCAATTGAAAATCCAGCGTCCAATTCCTTCTCTCGGAATTGGTATATGTCATACCTGCATCTATCTTACGATTATGAATAACTTGTCCTGACATAGCCTGTGCAACTCCCCTCATTAAGCCTGCCACAGCGCCCTGTTCAGATACATACGTCCTTTTAAGTGAATCTGCGGTCCTCTTAACTCCTGCTACAAGTTTAGATGCTCCTGCAATTTTATTAGCCAATCTACTTGTAACAGATTCATATTCTTCCCATGTATGTCCAATATTTTCTTGTATATCATTGGGCGCAAGAAATTTGAATGTATCACCAGTTGCATCTTTTGCTAAACTACTATAATCTTGTCTTGCCAATGCGGTCATCTGATTAACTTTCATAGCTTTTATAACTACCCAACAAGCATCAGTAAAAGCCCCATGTGGACCACTTCTAGGTCTTATGTGCATTCCCAAAGCTTCAGCACCCTGGCTAGCAGCAATTGACCCTAATACTCTATTACGATATGTATCTATTGTTAGTATTCCCATGTTCTACTCCTTAAACCACTGATTCCATTACTATACCAAAATTGTCGTGGATAGAAGGCGGCTCTTTACTTTCTCCTTCTTTGTTAGTTGCTGTCGCTACAAGTATTTTACCCACATCTGCTTGACCTGCAGTAACCGCATGAGTTAATTTTTTAAGAAATTCTTTTTGACCGGCATCAGCGGTTTTCATCTTCTCTGCAGCACGTTTCAATGACCTTTCTTTTGCTAATGATAATTCACCACCTGCTATATCAATTTCAGAAACAGGTTTAGCAGCGTGCATTTTTACTTTAGATACTATTGCTTTAGTTGAAAAATCTGCTTTACCTTTAATTTTATCTAATCCAAAAGCTTTACTTAAAGATTTACCTACACCTTCAAACCATTTCTTTGGGTTTAATTTGTCTTTTACCTTTTGCCATAAATCACTAAACCACTTACCTAAAAAATTTACCATATCTTCTATAGGCTTCATAAGATCCTTTATTCCTAATTTTTCAACAATAGTATCATATGCTGCGGTCAATTTCTCATCTACAGTAGTCCAAAGACCACCAAAGAAACCACTTACGGCATCCCATGTTTTACCTAATACTTCTATAAGTTCTCCAAAATGTAGTTCTCCAAATAAATCAGACGCAAGCTTAAAAGGTGAAAGGAGAACATCAAGAATACCGCCAAATATAACTTTCGCCACTTGAAGGACTTTAGCGGTGGCATCTTTTACACCTAACTTCTCTAAGAACCATCCAAGTGCTCTTATAGGCAGCTCAAGAAATTCTATAATAGCAACCAAGAGTCCGCCTTTTATTTTATCAAAAAGACTTCCTTCAGTTGCCATAAATCCTTGAATAAAATCTATAAATGATAAAAGAAGCTGTAACGGCCAAAGAATTCTCTTAAAACCTACGGAAATACCTTTTACAAGTGGACCAAGGATAGGAACTTTAACAAACATCAGACCTAGATTAGTTAAAAAGTTTTTAAATGGCTTAAGGAAAATCTGAAGCTTCTTGATGAAAGGTAATTTTAAAAGTAGAGTAAAAGGTAATACAATAACACCTACGACAGCACCAATAGCTATACCTAGAGCCATTGCGATAGCTCCAAATATTCCAAGAGGTTTTTTATCCTTTTTTGCTAGTGCTTCCTTAAATTTTTCCTTTTTATCTTTTCTAAATACATCTAATATTTTAGTTAACAACGTAGTCTGTTCTTTTGATTCATCTAGTTGGTCATCTTGAACATCACTATCTTCCCCTTGAAATAGTCCTAAATCGGAGCCGATACCTTTGAAAAAACTTCCTACATTCTTAACTGTTGACTTAGCAAAATCTGAAACTTCTTGGATGGGACCTAAAACCTCTGACATATGACTATTAAGAGAGCTCATAGCCTGTGTAGCCTGACTTTGAACGGCCATCGCAGCATTAGAATTTTTTAAAAATTCTTTAATCGCAAAGGTATTTTTTCTTACATCTGGGTCTTTGTCTGGTAGGTTTTCTGCCATTTCTTCTCCAATAAAAAAGGTCCAAAGGGGATTCAAAGCCCTTCAGACCACTAGATCCATTAGCTTAAAGCTAAGCGAGACTTATTCGATTAATACTTGTTCTGTTTCTTTTCTTATATCTTTAATCAAAAGATTTATATATGCTTCTCGTTCAAATTCTGGAATCTCATTAGATTCACTAATACTAATGCCCGCTCGTTTAGATAGATAAAATTGTTCTGTTATAACAACATCTAATGATAATCCAGAACAAAACAACTTAATTAGAAAAAAAAATTTTCTATAGGTATATCAGCTTCTTCTTCAAAACTACAAAGCTTACCGGGTCCACCCTTTCTCTTAGGAGGCAATATATGAGGACACTTCAATTTGAATGTAAAATCTACACCAAAATTATTCTTTTCAAACCAATCAGTAATTTTCTCAAATTGCATCTGAGGAAGACTTTCTATAAGAAATAACTTATCTTCAATAGTAGACTCAGCATCCTCTCCATCCGGTGTTACAATTATCTTTACTGCAATAGCTGTAGCTATTAAAGACATTTGTGCCATTTTTTGCATATTTCCCATTTCTTCACTACTTTCATTTACAATGGCAGTAGCGACCTTCTGGTCTATCCTTTTTATATAATCCAAACCAATTGTAATATTATCATCTAGTTTGACAAAAGGATTTACCTCTTCCGTTACTAGTTTCACAGGTAATGTTTTTAAATCAATTGTCTGTAAAGACTGAGAATTACATACAGGACAGGTAATATTAAATTGATAAGTCATACCTTTGGACACTTTACGAATTTCAACAAGTAAGAAAAATCTATCCTGAAGGAAAAGATCAGTAACATCAAATTCTTCATTCATTACTGAAGAGGTTATAAGGTCATCTAACGCTTCCTCAATAATCGCAAGATCAGTACCATCTTCTTCTTCATATACAAGAAGGCCTTTTAACTGCCCGGTAGTTATAGGTTTAAATTTTATTACTTCACCACTACCGGGCAGAGTTGTTTCAAACTCATAAACATTCAGATATTTCTTAAAATCTGACATATTTCACCTCACGTTTTATTTTTTATATACAATATTATCCTGCAAATGATGGTGGGCTTGCATAAGCTACACCACGATCTACAACATGATATTGATAACTCCAAGTAACAGTAAACTGCGCCACATCTGTACCAGCGTAATCAAGGTCTACCGCTGAAACTGTCATTGGCCATGCTCCTATTAATTTATACTTTAGAATAGTAGAACCATCAAGTCCTAATAATTCAACCTGTTGGTCAACCATGTATTCTGCTGGACTTCCATGAACATTGGTAGTTGGGTCTAAAATTAACCTTTTCCACTCAAGATACCACTGCAAGATAGCTGTATCTTTGTCAACATTGAAAACAACGTCCCAGTTTCCATAAGTTGCTTTACCTGCCATCTTGTAGTCAAATCCTTGCCAAGGAACTATCATTTCCTCGTTGGTTGACTCAGGTAGCGATGATGTTCTTACTAAGTAAGTAGCAGTATCAGAATCTGCGCCCAAACCAAGTGGAAACACCGGCTTAACATAGAACAGATAGCCTCTGGCGCCTGCCTGAAACTTAGCTCTAAAACTTTCAATATCAAAGTTTGGCATTCTTTTTTCCTCCTATTAGATTATCCTGCTCTCAAAGCTGCGATCTCGGTAAAAGATGCACCAGTCTTGGTTGCTATAAAGTTCAGGACTATAAATTCTGCTGCTCTTGTAGGCTTGATGTAAATGTCACACCAAAGCTCATTTCTGTCAATTCTCTCTGCTGTATTATTTGTCTCGTCACAGATAACGAGAAAATCATAAACACCTCTCCTTGCCTTCACGTCCCTAAGGAACGGGTCAATCATATTGACCAATAGAAGTCTGGTGAGATCATCATTAGGCTCAAATAGAAAATACTTTGTAGCTGTTGAGATTGCTTTTTCAAGAATCATAAACAATCTACGAACATTAATTCTATTGAACGCTGATTCTTTATCCAACATAGTTTTTTGACCCCAAATAGCTTTACCTTGACCGGCAAAACTAACAATAGGATTCAAACCATTTTGGTAAATAATATCTCTATTTCCAAGTGTTGGATTCCATGCAAGTTTTCTAATATTAGCCAGACCACCTCTATTAAGGCCTGCAGGTGCAAACCATGGGTCTGTCACGTTATCAGTTCTTGCAAAAATACCCGCTGCGTGACCTGATGCCGGAATCCAGCGATAAGTTGCATTATACTTATCATAGACTTCAAGCCAATTAGAATAAACGGATGCATAACTTGTATTAATGTTAAGATTATCACCAGTATATGAGCCTGTTCCTCGTCTCCATTCTCTAAGCTCAGTTAACTCATTACCACTGTTATTAACGACTATTTCATATGGACAATCAAGAACGGCCATCGAATCTAATCTGGTTTCGCAAATTGATGTAATAACTTGTTTTATAGTATTTGACTTAGCTGAATCAATAAAGATATTGACATCAATTTCTTCAGGATTCTGATATAATTCATAAGCTATCTGAATTTCTCCATCTGTCAAAGTGGTTCCTAAATCATCGTCACCACCGCCAAATGTTTGCCAACCAGAAGTAGAAATCGTTATAGTATCATCAGTCTGAAGTGGGTTCATAGAAATTCTGACATACCTAGATTCCTGGTTTATTTTATTATTTGCAAACATACTGACACCTTGGTCATCTACTTTTGCCTGATTAGTTGAGACATTCCAAGATTCCACTGTTGACCAAGTGTTTTGATTCTGCTCTTGTGCTTCAACAACTATAAGAAATTCTTTAGTAGATTCTACCGCAGTATCAATAGCTGTGATTGCAGTATATGTAGGCCAAGTGCTATAACCACCAGTAACCATTGCTGCATGAGTACCATAATCAACAA